ACGCTCGACCGCATCGGGCCGATCCCGGCGCAGGTGGACGAGGAGGGCGTGATCGTGCGCCCCGGCGACAACCGCTACCACGCGAACATCCGCGTGTCGTTCACGCTGGACAAGGCGCAGGAGGATGCGCTTCCCACGTTTGACCCGATTCCGACGATCCCATACCGAGTGTTCATCTAACGCCATGACAATCGAAAACACCGATACAGTCGTTCGCCTGTCCGTCAAGGACTGGATCGCCATTGGCGGGGTCGCGCTGACGATCCTCGTGGCCGTGCTTTCCGCCTACCTTCACCATGACCGCCTGCTCGTGCAGGTGTCTGTCCAGCAGGACATGACCAACCAGCGGCTCGACAAGATCGAGTCCAAGATCGAAAGGAACTCCAAGTGAGCGACATCATCAAGAACTCCTCGTGGAAGACCACTGGCGCTGGCGTTGCGGCGATCCTCGTCGCGGTCGGCTCGGTTCTCACCGCCCTGACCGACAACGACCCGCTGACCGTCCCGGACTGGGGTTCGCTGGCCGCTGCGTGCATCGCTGGCGTCGGGCTGATCTTCGCCAAGGACAACAAGAAGGCTGCGTGACGTGTATGACCTCGTCAGAGCCATCGTCATGTCGCTGCTCCAGTGGGCGCATTCCGTTCTTCCACGAAGAGGTTCGGGCGTTGACGCTCCTGCTGATCATTCTGTCCTTCGTCGCGGTGGCTCTCGCATTCGCGACTGGCTGCACGCGCACGGTGCTGGTAAGCGAGAGCAGCCCGATCAGGACGGGGCCGCAGGTGCGGGGCAAGGTGTACGTCAAGACGGCTGACGGCTGGCAGTTGGGCGACAACGAGGTTCGCATCCCTGAAGGCTGGTACTGCGTGCCGCCTTCGTTCGTGGAAGAGGACAAGTAATGGCGATCAAGTTGCAGATCCGTCGCGGCACCGCGTCCAACTGGACGAGTTCCGACCCGACGCTTGAGTCCGGTGAGATCGGCTACGAAACCGATACCGGGAACGTCAAGATCGGTGACGGGACGACCGCGTGGACTTCGCTCGGCTACGTCTCCAGCACCTACCCGCAGGTTGCCGTGTCCGGCACGGACATCAATGCCGCCGGGTACAGCGTGCAGGGTCGGTATCCGATCGCCACGACGGTCACGTCGAACGTCCCGTCCGCGTGGACGCCTGCGTCCGACGGCCCCGGCGTCCTGCACGTCACCAAGTTGTCCGGCGGCACGATCGCGCAGTTGCTCGTCTCGACCAAGACGCAGAAGGCGTTCGCGCGCGGCTACGACGGCAGCGCGTGGACGACGTGGGTGGCGGTCAGCCAGCACGCCGGGTGCATCACGGCTACGGAACTGGCTTCAGACGCCGTCGAGACGGCGAAGATCAAGGATGCGACTGGAACGACTGACGGCGTTACCAACTCCAAGTTGCGGCATTCCGCTGCGCTGTCCGTAATTGGTCGTACTGCAAACAGTGCTGGCGCTCCTGCTGATGTTGCCGCAGGAACTGACGGTCATGTCCTTCGTCGCGCCGGAACTGCGCTCGGGTTCGGCACGCTTGCTTCCGGAGCGTTCGATGCCAACACTGACGTTCCGCTGTCCGCCATTGCGAACATTGCAACTGCGCGACTCATCGGCAACAACACCGGAAGTTCTGCCGCGCCGATCGAACTGACCGCAGCGCAGGTGAAGACGCTTCTGGCCTATGGCTCGATGGCCGACGAGACGAAGACCAATTACCTCAACAGGTTTGACAACACGCAGGCTGGCGCGTTCGTCCTTGCGGTATTCACCGGATCTCTGACGAGCGAACTGATCGGTAACGGCGCGATTACTACGTCCACGACATCCCTGAACGTCGGCGGAACCGCTGCGATTTCGTACCAGTCGATCGCCGGGACGTTCGCGACGAACGCGCAGTACGTCTACTCGACCAGCGGAACATACAACGGTCTTCTGCTTCGCCTGTCCGGACAGACCAACACCCTGTTCATCGGCATTCGTTCCTGATGCCATACTCCCCGGTCACACTCCCGTATCGCGGCGTCAGCGTGGATTCCTCGTATTCCGCGCTGCCTCCGGGCTTCACCGCGCAGGCGATGAACGTGATCCCCTACGACGCCTACAAGGGGAAGTTGCGGCTCGGCCAGCGCAGGCCGCTTCTCGGGGCGTACCAGTTCAACACCAGCCCGACGGCTGCGATCCGCGAGGTGCAGGTGATCCTGCGCGCGGATGCATACGTCAGCAGCACGCTGACCCAAAGGTGCATCGTTGTTGCTGGCGGAGAGGTATACGTCATCGACAACGGTGGCACTGCGACACTATGCACACGCGGTGGTGGCATCAACGCCATGAAGTCGTCGGGACATATTGGCGCGGCTGTTTTCGGGCAGTACTGCTACTTTGCGGACGGCGAGTTCTATCGGAAGGTTGACATCACTGATGCGACTCCGGAAGTCTTGAATTGGACGCACGCAAACGGCCCGTACAACATCGGCAGCGGTGCAGATCGAGCGACTTTGCTTGTCCGATTCGGCGGTCGTCTTGCCATGTCCGGACTGAAGTCCGCTCCGAACAACTGGTTCCTGTGCCATATCAACGACCCGGACGACTGGCATCCGAGTTCTGGCAACGCACATGACGCTGTTGCTGGCGTGTCCTCGACGCGATTCGGCGTTCCCGGTGAGCCGATCGTCGCGCTCGTCCCAGTTGGCGAGAGCGGCCTGCTGTTCGCCGGACGACACACGATGACCTACCTGACCGCCGATCCGGTGGTGACGGACGCGCGGCTCATCGAACTGTCGCGGTCGGTTGGCATCGTGTCCGAGCGAGCATGGTGCGCGTCCGACGCGCAGACGATCTACATGATGGCGCAGGACGGTCTGTACCGCGTCCAGCCGAACGACTTTCAGGTGACGAAGAGCGGTCGCATCACGAGCGGTCGCCTCGACACCTTCTTCCAGCAGCAGAAGTTCGATGCCCTGAACTGCGTGCTTGGCTACGACGCGGAGGCGCAGAACGTCTACTGCATGATGTCGCGCACCGACCTCCCGGCAAGCAGCGTCCACCTGCTCTACAGTCAGGCGACGGACGCCTTCTGGCCGATCCAGACCGGGTGGCCTGCGTTCCATGCCCCGACCTGCTGCGGAGACTTCCCGTTCGGTGACTCCCGCGCCCCGATCCTTTCCTTCGGCAGCGAGGACGGCTACATCGGGTGGTTCGACCGCGACCTCGTCTCTGGCGTGGACGGTCAGGCGGCGGTCGGGTACAAGGGAATCAGCGATTTCACCGTGGACAACACGGAGGCGGCGGCGCAGAAGATCACCAGCAGCCTGACGTTCGGCCCCGTGCTTCAGCCGACGCTCGGGCAGGTGATGATGAAGGACGTGCGCATCGAACTGACGATGGACGAGCCGATCGAGGAGGCTGCGTTCAACACTCCGGTGGAGCGTCTGTCCGGCCCGTTCGCGTCGATCCTGTCCGGTCAGACAGCCGAGGAGGCGATCGGAGAGAACATCACCTCCGTGACCGTTACCGAGGATCCCGACTTCCCGGAAGTGCTGGTGGACGCCGGAAACCAGCCTGCGACCGGGAATCCGACGTTCACGACCACCTACGACTGCGGCGTCTACAACACCTCGTGGTCTACGGCGACGGACAAGGCGCTTGACCTGTTCTACGAGACGGAACTCGCCGGGACGTACCTGACCTCCGACACCCTCATCACCGACCCGACCGGGCGTACCTACACCAAGCAGGTCAACCAGATTTACAACGTCGGCACCACGCCTCCCGACTGGGTGATTCGGCACGCGACCAACCCGACGGCGACCATGATGTCTCGGGACACCACCCTTCCCGGCACGTCGGCTGACACCCCCGGCGGAACTTACGTCTATGCGTCGGCGCAGAAGTCTGCCGGGTTCGCCCTTCCTTCGGACATCACGTCCCCGCGCTATACGGTCAGCAGCGCGACCTACGACAACACCAACCAGAACCCGCTCGGGACGCTGCTTCCCGGCAGGAACGACGCTTTCCGGTGCCGGATCCGCGATCAGGCGGCGTATGTGCGAATCGAAAGCCTTGGCGTACCTTGGGCTATCGAGCGCATGGCCGTGCTGGTCGAGCCTTACGGCCACACCAAGAACGTGAAGGGAACCTACTGATGGGCCTGTTCAGCAACCTGTTCGGAGGCGAAACCGACTACACCGCTGCGATCAAGCAGATGGAGAAGGGTTACGCCGGAGCGCGTCGGTACGCGAACGTCGAGTACGGGA